AGCGTTACGAATGTCTTGAAGATTTTGGACAAACCCGCATTGAGATATTGGTACGGGGATCAAGTTTACAACGCTATGATTATCAATCCAAACTTATCTCGCCAAGAGGCTCTTTCTGCTCCATACAAGACTACTGGTAAAGCTCAGGAACGAGGTAAGACTATTCATTCATTAATAGAAGCTTATAAAAAAACGGGGGCGGTTATTGATACTGTCCCTGAACATCTTAAAGGATACGCAAACGCTTTCTATTCTTGGGTTGGAGTCAATAAGATTGAAATTGTAGAAAATGAGAAAACAGTTATCAACGAAGATTACAAATATGCGGGGACGCTTGATCTTTTGGTGCGAGTTAACGGGGAAGATTACCTTATAGATGCTAAAACCGGTAAGGATATTTATTTAGAGTCTACGCTTCAGCTTTCCGCTTATCAGAAAGCGCTAGGTGGGATAGCGCCCAAGATTGGGGTTCTTCTTTTGAAGGAGGATGGGGAGTATAAATTTGCGACTGTCAATCCCCGGTTTGATGTTTTTCTTAATTGTAAAGCACTTTGGGAATGGATGAACGAGGATTTAATTAAACAAGTAGGGTACGAGGGGGAAAACTATGCCTAAAGGGACACCTAGAAAAGGGATAAACAAAGGATGGTTTAAGGCAGGGGTAAAACATTCGGAGGAATGGAAAAAAGAGATGAGTAAAAAAGCAAAAGAAAAGGGAAAAATCATTCAGCAAATATGGGTGGGAAATAATATTTATAGAAGGAACAAAACTAAACGAAAAAATAATACTAAGTTTAGTTAGGGGGTGAATTATGGCTGAAAATACATGGCGTAAAATTGAAGTTGGCAACATTTGGAATTATAAAGAAGAGGGAAAAGACACTGAGTTTATTGGGATTTACCTTTCAAAGGATGAACATATCGGTGAAAATGATTCAATCGTCTATAACTTTAAAACTGCCGATGGAAGCGTTATTGGAGTTTGGGGGTCTACGGTCTTAGATGTTAGGCTTAAGAATTTAGAGGTAGGGGAAGAAGTTAAAATCGTCTATCTGGGACTTAAACCCTCTGAAAAGAGAAAGGGCAAAAGCTTTCACGACTTTGAAGTGTGGCATCGTATGCCGGAGTTTAGAAAGACATCTGATGGGATACCATTGCCACCAACGGCGGATGACATACCACCGATAGAGGAGGAAAATGGATAGTGCTGTTACATCCGGGGAGAGATTGTTTACCTTGCGTCAGCAGTTAAAAGGACTTTCTCAATCTGCTACCGAGCATTTCTGCAAACTTGGCGAGATTATGAAAGAGATCCACGATAACGAATTATGGAAAGGGGAATACGCTTCTTTTGAGGCTTTCTATTCCGATCCGGAGTTTTCATTTAAGAAGTCATCCGTTTATCATGCTATCAAGATGGTCACAGTTTTCCCCAAGTGGCAGGAGTTAGTAGACGTGCCGGTTTCAAAGCTTATCATGGTCGCACCCTACTTGACGGAGGAAAACCAGTCGGAATTGATTTCTCAGGCAAGATCTCTTTCAAGTTCCGATTTGTACATGGAGCTTTCCACTTGGGGATCACAAGTAAGCAATCCTTCCCTGCCCAAGATTTATCAATGCAAAGATTGTCATAAGGCTAAGGGGATCAATTTTGATGATTTATGCCACTGTGGCTGGAATTTTAAACAGACGAAGATAATTTCTGAGGCGATTGATAAGATAGAAAGGACTATATGAAAAAAAGAGGCAATACTTTTATAATTAATGTTAGTATCCGGCCGGAACTCTTGGAGGAAATAGACAAGTGGGCGGAGGCAACGAACCGTTCCCGTTCGGATTTCTTCCGAGAAGCGGCACGCCGTTATATGCAGGCACTTGATAAAGGGGAGGCGGTATGATAGTAAAGGAACTTAAAAACGCTTCTTTTGGTTGGGACGATCAAGTGTTGAAGGTTCAATCTTCGGGAGTAGCTATTTTACTTACAAAAGTTCAGATGTATAGTCTGTCTAGGTTTATTATAAGAGTTAGTCAGCAATTAAGTAGAAGGAGAAGAAAGTGAAAATTCAACCATCAAACAAAATTGTCGCGCTTAAACCTACAACTCTACCCTCTATTACAAAGGGGACTATTGAAGTGGTTGAGAAGAATATGCCAGAGACAGGAGAGGTTATTGCCATAGGGTCGGGAAAGCTTCCTGTTCCTTTTAAATTTGGGAGTATCGTTGCGTACCGGAAGTTCGGGGAGTTCAAGTTTTGGATTGACGCAAAGGAGATTATGTTCGTAGGTTTTCAGGATATTTTAGCTGTGTTAAAATGAAAGTTATTTACGAAGATTTATACATTGTAGATGGTAAGGTAACAGTTTTGGTAGCTGATGAAAAAGGGAAGATTACCGGAACTACCGAATTGTTACTCAAAGAAGTTTGGATAAAAGTACCCAAGCAACCAGTTATAGGCGGTCTATCAAGAACAACTTATAATAAGTTAAAGGATAAACAGGCAAGCGGTGGAACATTGAGCTTGAAAAAAATTAGTAAATTATATAAAGAAGCAACTATATGAATCCAAACTTTAAGAAAGTCATATCATTCAGAGAGGACGCACGCCTCAAGCTTGCCGAAGGGGTAGAACTTCTTGCTGACGCTGTCACGACCACGTTGGGTCCCAAAGGCCGGAACGTTGCCATCATGCGCCAGTGGGGGCTTCCTATTGTCGTTCACGATGGGGTTACAGTTGCCCGAGAGGTTGATACCGAAGATCCTTTTATGGCTATCGGGGTGGCCTTAGTCCGGGAGGCGGCGGCCAAGACAAATGAGGAGGCTGGGGACGGGACGACTACTTCAATACTCTTGGCTCATGAGTTGGTAAAAGGGGGTATGGAGTTGACCAAGAGCGGGGTTAACCCGATGACTTTACGCAACGAGATATACGAGGCTTTACCAGCCTTGCTAGAAGAACTCAAGAAAATTGCAAAGCCCGTAAAGAACAGCGAGGATATTGCACGAGTAGCGTTTATCTCCTCGGCTGATATTGCTATCGGAAAGCTTGTTGCTGAGGCTGTGGAGAAGGTAGGTAAGGACGGTTTGGTTACTGTTGACGAGGGTAAAAGTATAGACACCGAGATTGAGTTTACCGAGGGGATGGAGTTTGACAAGGGGTACGCTTCTCCTTATTTTGTCACGAACCCTCAAAGAATGGAGGCTGTTATAGAAAAACCGATCATCGCGGTTGTTGATAAAAAAATCAGTCTTAACACCGAGATCGTTCCGATCCTTGAAAACATGGCAAAATACTCTAAAGATATGTTTATAATCGCTGAGGAATTTTCAGGGGATGCTTTGGCTACAATCGCTGCCAATAAAATGAAAGGGAATATCAACGCTCTTGCAGTGTCAGCGCCGGGGATCGGGGATAATAAGACTAACTACCTTTCTGACATCGCTGTTCTTACAGGGGCAAAGATTCTGTCTGACAAGACAGCGGTTGACATTACCAAAGATGATACTTGGATCGGTCATGCAGACAAGGTTATGTCCTCGCGCGAGACTACTGTTATCATCGGCGGCAAGGGGGACAAGAAGATAGTTGAAGCAAGAATTGCCGAACTCCGGGCGCAGAAGGATTCTGAGAAGTCTAAGTTTGAGAAAGAGAAGATAGAGGAACGCTTGGCTCGTATTTCAACAGGAATTGGAGTTATTAAAGTCGGGGCTAAAACCGAGATTGATATGCGGGAGAAGCTTGAGCGCGTCAAGGATGCGGTGGGGGCGGCTACTGCGGCTCGTGAAGAGGGAATTGTGCCAGGAGGGGGTACGGTGTTCTTGCGAATGAGTGAAGTGCTGCATGGTGGGAGTCAAGGAGAAAAATTACTACGTCATGTTCTTGAACAACCTGTCCGAAAGTTGATGCTTAATTCGGGGGAGAAAGAGGAACGTATTACTGGCAAAATAGATCAGATAATACTTAACCCTAATTCTAACTATGGCTACGAGGTTAATTCCAGAAGGATGCTGGATTTGCTAGAGGCGGGCATCATTGATCCTGCCAAGGTTGTACGTCTTGCTCTTGAGAATGCGATCGCTGTTGCTACTTCTATCCTCACGACCGATGCTCTTATTGGTTTGGAGTTGAAGGAGATAAAGAATGCTCAATAACTTTAACGTAGATCGCGTAGAGAAGGCTTCACAGGCCATGATTGAGGTCAGCAAGGCTATCCTTGAGTTCAACAAGGCTTGGGATGAACTGACGATCCCCGAGAAGTGGGCTACCGGCGGTATGGTTTATCATATTACCTCAGTCTGGAGGACGTTTACTACAATAGGTTCGCTAGCTGAGCCGCCTCTTGCGCAGTCTTTAGTGGGAGTTCTCAATAATTTTGTTCTTCATCCCGAGATGTTTCCCAAACAAAATATAACAAAACCTAAAATAGAATGAAGCTTATCGGAATATTGGCATTAGAGGACGGAGATATAATTTTCCTACCCTTTAGGGGTAAGCCGCCGGATTTATCGTCAGGAGAGGGAGTTGGTACGATAGTTGATGTTCCTACCCCGGATCAGGATAGGATAAGTAAGGAGAAAGAGGAAGATTTTAGTTTAGCAGGGAGATTAAATAAAGTTAAGAAGGACGAATGAACAAAAGAATTTTACTTGCTCATGTTTTGCTTAGAATATCTAGATTTCTTAAATGGAAAAGATTAGCCACATGGATAACTTACAATGTTAGATTTACTAAGTCTAAAAAATGAAAAAACCCGTTGTTTATAAAATCAAACGCTTAATAGACGGCCGTGTTATTGGCAAAGAAGGTCTGTATGTTGCTGTTCCGGACCGAAATCATAAAGGCCATCGGATTCAGGTTGAATACAACGGGGAGTATATGATTATCCCAAACTGGCACGCGGCTGAGGCGTTCCGGCGCTTCCACGATCTTCATGGCAGGGCGCAAGATTATTTACTGGGGTATTTTGCTTGGAAGCCGGAGGGGAAGGTTGGGACTACACAGCTTGCCGATAAAGCTATTGAATATCGGGGCAATACTGCTTTTATTAAATGAAAGATTTAATTTGGCTCATCTTAGGCATGATAATTATGGCTGTATGGTTTTTGGGGTTTGTTTCTATCGGAAATTTAGGACATTAGTTATTTGTTTGTAGGGTTGAGGCGTATAGCCCTGAATCAGGTTCTCAATCCTACAAAGAGGTAATCAAGGACATTAAAAATTAGTAGATTGTATTGGTCGGATATGGCGATATGAACGATAAAAAGTTTAGTATCTAAAGTGCTACTTATCCGCCCAACTAGAGTTTATTAATCCCTAAGTTAAAACAGAAAGGAGAGATGAGCATGTATCAATTAAATAAAACAGAAGCACAATATTTGAAACATCAACTTCAAGCACATGATGGCAAAAGTAATGTAAACTGCCCTTTTTGTAGAAGTTATAAGAAAAAGATTGGCGATAATTGGAAAAGGCTAATCTCTAAATAAATACTAAATATGACAACTAAGTTTACAACTGCAACTGGAAATAAGACAACTATGAAATCTGATACTAAGGGGATAGAGAAGCAAACAATTAAAAATTACTTCCTTCAAGTATTTGGTTATACATGGGCAAGAGCAAATCCTAAAAACATTTCATTTGCGGACAAACACGATCTTAAAGTTCTTGAAGAATTGGCTGAGAGTTTAAGTAATCATCTAAACTCATTAAAAAATAAATAAGGTATGAAAAGAGTGATTGCTAAAAATACTTTAAGTTTTATGACATCTAAAAGTTATAGATTTATTAGAACGCCATTGGATATTTGGAAGAATCTTAAAAATGAATTTCCTTTTACGCTTGATGCCTGTGCCTCTGATAATAATGCTTTACTCCCAAAATACTATACGAAAGAAAATTCTTGTCTTGATAAAGAATGGACAGGAGAAGTAGCTTATTGCCACCCTATGTTTGATATGCATATTGGAGATTTTGTAAAGAAGGCATTTGAAAGCAAGTGCATAACAGTTATGCTTCTTCCCGCTTCTACTCATACAAGATATTTTCACAAATATATTTATAATAATCCTAGATGTGAAGTGAGATTTTTAGAAAAACCGAAAAGAGGTTTTAATTTTGGACATGAAAATGGAACTTTTGAGGAAATTAAAAATGGAAAAGTTGGCTACATAAAACCTTTAATGATAGTTATTTTTAGGAATGATGAAAATAAATAAGGCATGATCCGACTTATCAAAACTATATTAAGGCCTTTCTGGGAATTATTAGATTCTTTGCTAGATTCTAGTCAAAACCCATGAGTTGGAGTCAAATTAAACGGGATAAATCAGATGTAGATTTCAGTACCTACATTCGCTTGAAAGCCAAAAAATGTGCAAGATGCGGAAGGAGAGGAATAGGAGAAAAAGGCATAACTGGATTACAAGCTAGTCATTTTCATTCCCGAAGAAAGTGGTCAACACGCTATGACGAAGAAAATGTAGATGTATTATGTATAGGCTGTCATAAATATTTTACAGAACATAGGGCTGAATACAAAGAATGGAAACTCAAACAAATAGGACAGAAAGCCTATGATCGCCTTGAAGTAGTTGCAAATGCAACAGGAAAGAAAGATTTTAAGTTGATGAGAATAGTTTGGCGAGCTGCTTTGCGTGATCTAGAAGAAAAACTAGTTAGAAGAATTAAAACATAAATTGGAGCAAGAGTTAAATAAGCTAGAAGATCTAAAGTGATATAATTACTCAATGCGATGTATCCGAAAGAATTGTAAAAATTATGCAGAAATTCACCCCCTCTACGGTACCATACCTTGCGAGGCGTGTCGTCAAGAAAAGGATGGAAGTATTCCCTCCCGCCGGAAGTTCCAGTTTGCTAATATTGGCAAGCTCCATCGTGTCCAAGCACAGCGCGATGCCCATCTCGCTGACCTTCTTCAGCCATTTGAAGGGAATCGCCCGAATGTTGATTTTTTTAAAAATTATCCTGACAAGGTTGACGATTATCAAGTCAGAGGGGAATTGGAGAAAATATGAAGTTTGATAGCAGGATAAATGATATTACTCAGAAGTTTTTTATGGAGGCTGTTGTAGATAGCATAACCAAGTCTAATCCTATAGTAGAAAAACTATTGAAAGATAGTGAGGGTGTAAAAATAACATGGCAAGATAGAATTTTGTGGTTTGTTAATGATTGGATGAGGAGATTTTCTCTTGCTTTTGAAGCGCTATCTGGTAGACATAGATGTGAAGATGAATATTAAATATGAAGCTCAAAGTCTTAATTAACGCTCTCTACTTAAAAGATGGCACACGTGCTTTTCTTGAGCCATTAGGATATCGTCTTGTTAGGCGAGTGGATGATTCTTATACTGAAGAGTGGTGGTTGTTTCCTTTTAATTATCCGGTACGCTTTTGGCACTGGCTAAAGTCTAAGATTAGACGACCTATAATATGAATAATAATTTTAAACGAAAACTAACCGATTTTGAAATTCAAGGCATCAGGGAATGGATGGAAGGCGCATCGCAAGACAGGAAACCCTCAATCCGTACTATCGCAAAACGCTTGGGCGTCAATCGGCCGACTGTAATTAAGGCCCTGGGGGGCTGGGAAGGAATACAAAGAAATAGACCTCAAGTTGAGAAGAAACAGCGAATAATTGATCGTAATATATCTAGTCCTGTCCGAATTGAACCTATGACTACGGAAATACCAGACGATCTTAAAATATAATGGAGGTAAATTGTGCCAAAAGGTAGAGTAGTTTATGGCCCGACGCCTATGCAGAAACGTGGCGTGGATAATATTTTGTCTGGTAAGTATAATGCCGCCGCGCCAGCTTTGCGCGATGCTGGATATAAACCTAAGACGGTTATTAATCCTCAAGAGAATTTCTTCAAAGCCCAAGGTGTCGGATTGTATCTTAAAACCCTCTCTAAGGTGGCAAAGAAACGATGGAATGTGTCCTTGCCTGATAAGGTGGCTCTCACTTATCTTGATGGACTTGAGGCTACTAAATTATATGGTAAAAATGCGATTGAAGCGCCTGATTACATGGCTCGGAAGGTTTACGCTGATCGCTTCGCCGAGTTTTTCGGGTGGACTCATGGCGATCTTGCGCCCGGAGCTAAACTTCAGCAGTTTAATTTCTTCAGCGTAGACGAAAAAACCAGGAATGACTTCAATAGTCATTTTAGAGAGTTTTTAAAACAATTATGATTGATCTCAGGCTATGGCATTGGAGTCCTTCTTCCCATATGATTCGCCTCCTTTTGGACATGCCTTCATGTTGGGATTACCCTGTCGTAGCCTGAGTTTTTTATGTATTGTATGCATTGTAAAACTAAACGCGAAGGGCGGAATCATACTATTAAATTAATCCGTGACGGTCGGCGTCGGTCCTTGCGTGCTACTTGTGAGATATGTGGTACGGTTATGTCTAAGTTGATTGGGAAGGAAGAGTATGCGCTTTGAGGATTTGCTTTTCGTTGTTTTTGTCATCTTAGGAGTTGTGGCTCTATTTTTCTTCCTTGTCTGGATATTATTTTAATCTAGGCTTACTATCCTCACTTCTTAATCCAATGCCTCTCAAATTGCAACGTTGTGTGTCTAAATCAGCCTCATTTTATTAGGTAGCCTTGTGTTAGCCTCAAATGAGCAAAATACTATATGACTTGACATTCCCTAATGCTTGTGGTTATATATGGTATGTTCGTTATTTTGAAAGGGGGTGAATTATGAGCTTACTTAAAATAGAAGAGGGTTTTGCTTCCGGCGCGTCCGAATGGCCCCATGGTCCTATCGGTGTTTATTCTGGTAAATATTGCGCGTTAGCTGAGGATGGTTATCTTGGTTATGGTACTATCGGTGGGGATTGGACTGTTGAGCGAATTTCCCATTTTGAATCGTGGGAAGATTTAAAAACTGAAGATGACGTTGCCTTGCTTCTTTGTAATTTAGTTGCTAGTTTTTAATTTAGTTTTTGATCCTGCTTTGTCGCAAAAGCGCAAGGCAAGAATGAGACGCTAAGGGAGGTGATATTCTATGCCAGACTTTCATTTATGGTCGTATGAAGGTTTAATCTCTTATCTTCGTGATTTATATGATCTCGTTTATGTTAAGAATATTGAATCCGCCCAAGTTCATTATTGGGCTGTTATTAATGAGCTTGCCCGCCGGGGATTTAAGACTGATCGGGTCGCTGGTCCTGTTGTTCGTGTTTGATCTCTGACTTTGTCCCTTTCTGCTCAGGGGACAAAGACGAGGGGTTAAAAAAGCGGGCTTCTTTGTTCTTCTTCTTAATCGTTGTATCCCATTGCAATGCATTATCATCTTGCAGGATTAGTATGTTAGGGTAGGAATTATAGTGTGCGGGGGACGATTTCTTAAAATTCCCCTTTTTCGCACTTTTAATTCCGTCAGTTCAGCCTGATTTAACGCTCCAAACGGCTCATGTCGTACTACCTATCTTGTGCGACATGGTACAGCCTCACTCCCCTTGCTTCTGTTGTTATAGGCCTCTTTTCCCTCTCTTTTTGCTCTTTATGGTGTTATTCCTTACTTCACGCATGGGACTTTGCTGTAGCTGTTCGTTACTGTATCACTCTTTCTACGTTTCTCACGCTTAGTGCGGTTCGTACTATAAGGTATACTATGTGCTTACCCCTAATCAAGAGGGCTTAAATCGCATTGTAAGGGGCTAGTTTTAGGTGATATATGCTTCTCTGTGCGTAGGTATCTATATATAGTGTTGTTTGTTATTTGTGTGCTCGTTGTTGGAGAAGGGGGGGTATACCCCTGAAAGAGTCTCATCTGGCCGGCAGGTACTCTCCCCCGCCCTCCCGTACCTTTTCCGTACAGTCCCTTTTCCTTTTTTAATTTTTTTTTGGGAAATTGGCAATCACCCCTTGACTTAGTTCTTCTAAAAGAAATATCCGTTGTGAGTATTGTAACCGTAGGGCGGCTATCGGTAAATATCAACTGACAATTTACGATACGGATTTGGGGGAACAAATTAAAGAACTAAACATCTGTCAAACTTGTATAGACGGGGCGAAGCGAGAAGGGGTGGAGGTTAAGGAATTATGATTTGTCCTAATGATGGTACTCAAATGCACCAGTTTAACAAAGAAGGCGGAGGTGTTTCGCTTGATGATTATTATGAGACGTGGGAGATTAAAGTATGCGAAAAATGCGGGAGGAAGGTGAAGGAATTTTATTCCGTTAAAGATGTGGAAGCCTAACTATTTATATAATGGTTTTAAAACCAAAGAAGAAGCAAAAGCGGGGGTGTTTAATTACTTATTGAAACATCAGCAGGCGATTGTTAATCATGGATTTTCTAACGAAGTTATGTTTACAATGGGGGATATGGAGTTAATTTTACATGGGAAAGGTAGAGATTTGGACAAAGCAAAGGCGAAAGCTAAAGATTGAGTACGAGAAACGTGGAATCACGACATGCGAACTTCGCTTTCCCGGTTGCTGGTTTGATAACGCCCTGGGTTTTGCCCATCGTTATAAGAGATCAGATCCCCGATGCGAGCATACCTTTAAGGGGACAATCCTTGCCTGTAATCCCTGTCACGATAAAATAGAATACGATAGGGAATTAACCCGAGCCTCTTTTAATAAACTTCGTGGTATACTTTATGAGTGAATCAACTAGATCTCGTTCAAGCCGCTTCCTTTAATTGCATAAGTTTTATTTTGTCAAACAACCTCGTCAACGAAAACGGCTCTCCTTTTGAGTTCAAGGATCATTCATTTATGATTGATCCTTATCTTGATAATACTCCAAAACAAGTTATCTTAAAGTGCGCGCAGATTGGGTATTCTACAATGGCGATTCTTCGTTCCTTTCATCTCGCAAGGTTTGCCGGAGCGAATATCATCCATACTTTTCCGTCACGCAATATGTCTAAAGACTTCGTAGTTCCGAAAGTTGATCCCCTGATTGCAAGAAATAAAGTTCTTAGGGATATGATCGGGGTGGATTCAGTTGCTCTAAAGCAGGTCGGGGATAGATATATCTATTATAGGGGTTCTTTTGAGCAGACTGAGGCGATTTCTATTTCCGCGCATATTCTTATAAACGACGAGTATGACCGGTCTAACCAGCAGGTCTTAAAAACTTACAGGTCAAGATTAGACGACGCAAAACGTGAACGGCCCGAACTTGGCTGGGAGTGGGCTTTTTCAAACCCCTCAATCCCTGGATACGGAGTTGATGCCCTGTGGGTAAAATCCGACCAGAAGCATTGGTTTGTCAAATGTAGGTACTGTTCTTACGATTGGTATCTTTCTTTTCCCGATAACATAGACTTTGACCGTAAAATCAGAATTTGCGCCAAATGCCACGAACCCTTGACTAAGACCGATCTTAAAAACGGCCGTTGGGTTTATAAAACGAAGTCTGATACCTCAGGTTACTGGATTTCCCAGATGTTTGTCCCATGGATTTCGGCCGAGCAGATCATAGAAAAATCACAGGGAGATCAGGATATTTTTCATAATTTTGTTTTAGGACTTCCTTTTGTTTCCAAGGATACTTCTGTGACACGGGAGGCGATAATTAAATGTCTTTCCCCAGGGTATAATCCTCGTACAAACGTTGCCATAGGAGTTGATAATGGGGTTGTTAAACACTACGTTATAGGAAACCGCTACGGAATCTTCCAGATCGGATCAACCGAAGATTGGGAGGAGATTGAACGCTTGAGAAACCACTTCGGTGCTATAATGGTAATTGATGCGAACCCTTACCCAAACACCCCACAGAAGTTGGCAAGTAAATATCCTGGACGAGTTTTTATCCATTATTACCAGTCGGACAAGAAGACCCTTGATGTCATCCGTTGGGACGGAATGGTTGTCAAGTCGGATCGTACCAAAATTATTGATTCGGTTGTTTCAGAGATTAACTCCAAAGATGTTGTATTTAACCTTACAGAGAACGCCCTTGAGGATTATATTACCCATTGGAAGAATGTATACCGCATTATCAAGGATACTTCTGAAGGAATTAAGAAACCTGTATGGGAAACTATAGAAGGACGGCCAGACCATTTTGCGCACGCTATGGTTTATTGGCGTATAGCTTTGGAACAGACCATAGGTCAAGGGCGGATTGCGACTCCGGCTCCCCCTGGAGGGCATAAGGGAAGCGCTTTTGTATCTCAGGACGGGACTGTTCCCGCTCTTAATATAGAAGAGGTTTTAGAACGCGCGAGAAATAAGCGTGGTTGGAAATCGCTATGAAATTTTACGACAATCAAAATGACGATTTGGAACCTATCTATACGGAGGAAGAAAGGTTTATTACTGTTTTTTTAGCTAACTTTGCGACGGGTACTAAAAGAAACTTTAGATGTTTTAATTGTTCAAAATTATTATGTCAGTATGAATCAGAGGTAGTTGCTGTTATAGATACGGGGGAAACTCCTAAAAATAAATCTTCACTTGAAGTTCTTTGTACCCGTTGCCGTATAAAATATCGCT